GACTTGTTGCTTCATTGTACAACGGACAACTTGTTGCTATTAGAACACTACAGAATAACAAATATCTAGGCATTGCCAACGTAAACCCAACTCGTCCGAGTACTGCTTTACAATACTCAGACAACCTGGCAGATATCTATCGTGTTATTACCTATAACTTAACAGAAGGCACCGGTGAACTATTACCTGCTAACCAAGCGGTTCTATCAACAGACACATCATTTAACTACTATAAGATAGTCGTCGATCCTGCTAAAGTTTCAACTGTTGACTGGCAAGAGCCAACTAAGACCATGGGTCTAAACGTAGGTGATACTCGCTTGGCTATTCTAGCAATTGCCAAACAGACCACTATTGACCAGTTGAACAAGGGAACTTATATCACAGGTTGGAACGGTAGAATTCACACTGTAGTAAAATACGAAGGCACACCTGCAACTATTATTACAGCTTACAATCCAACTGGTAGTGCCGGCACTACACTAGTGGTAACCGATACCACAGGAATCCACGAAGGGATGGAAATTAATGGTAACGGTTTTATCAGTGGACAAACTGTTAGCGCAATTGTCAATTCAACTACACTGACTATCAGCGCCGCACCAGACAGTACTCCAAGTGGTAATCTATCATTTAACAGCTTAAGACCGCCATATATTGAATTAGAAGAAACACCAGCATATAACATTGGTGGTACTGGTACTATTACTCCAGCAATAACTTTTAATTCTATCACCGGTACAGGATTAGAAACAAGATTTATTACTTTTGACACTCCGTGGCAGTTAACTCCACAGACTGTTGACAGCTATGTCAACGTATCAGGTCAAGGTAATAGTCTATATAACGGACCACGACAGGTTACTAAAATTGTATCAGAAACACTGGTAACTGTGGCCAGCACAGCGGCACTTGATGTTGGCATGGTTATTACTGGTGCTACTGTAACTGGTAACGTTAACCTAACAGAAATTGTCAGTTTAACACAATTTAAAGTTAGTCCTGCTATCTACTTGCCAGCCGGAACAAATATTACAGCAACAAAAGTTGCTACTTTAGGTAGTGTAACTATTGTTAACGGTGGTAGCGGCTACTTAACTCCGCCAGTAATTACTATCACTGGAGGTGGTGCAACTATTGATGCGTTAGTTACCTGTACTGTTAGCGGTGGTAGTATTGATACTGTTACTGTTGTTAATCCAGGTTATAACTATACTAGTTTACCAAACTTGAGCATTGAAGTTGCTGGAGACAATAATGCAGTATTAGTACCAGTATTGACTGCTACTTCAACTACAAACGTAACTGCAACTGCTGGTGTTAATACATCGCAAATGACACTGGCTTATAAGACTGATCCAAATACCAGTGGAACTATTTCTGCAACCACAGTAACTACAAACTGGATTACAATTAGTACTACAACTAATCTGTATGTTGGAAATACTATTGTGTTCAGCGGAACTGCATTCGGCGGTATTACTGCTGGAACTACTTACTATATCACAAACGTAGGCAGTGGACAGATTAAAGTTAGCACTTCAAAGGGTGGCTCCGATCTAACACTAAGCACAGCCGTTGGTGCTATGACATTTATAGCCAACAGCTTTAGTTTTGGAACAAGCATTACTGCAACAGGATTTGGTTCTAAGACGGGAACTGGTCCATACTCTGTAACTCTAAACTTTGGTTCTACCACTGCACCTGAAACAGGAAAATACTATAAGGTAAGTGGTAATACCAATCCTATTTACAACGGATTCTTTATCTGTACTGCTTCTACAACAACCAGCATCACGCTAACATATCCGTATGATCCTGGTACATGGTCTAGTGCTACAACAACTACCATTACTAAAGAAATCACTATTGGAACAAACGTAGCAAGCGGTATTAGTAAACCATTTAGTAACGTAGATGCTACTACTATAAGAATTGGTTATCCTGAAGGAACACAAGGACAAGTTACTACACGTATTAGTACTTGCCGTGCAACAGGACATGACTTCTTAGATATTGGTACCGGTGGTTATTCAACTACCAACTATCCATATCAAATTTATGGTAACCCTGCTATTAGCCGTAAACCAGAAAACGAATGCTACGAAGAAGGTGTTGGTCGTGTATTCTATGTTACAACTGACCAAAACGGTATCTTCCGTGTAGGTCGATTCTTTACAGTTGACCAAGGTACTGGTACTGTTACATTCTCAGCGTCTATTGCGTTGAGTAACTTAGACGGTATTGGTTTTAAACGAGGCGTTGTTGTTAGTGAATTCTCAACTGATGCAACATTTACCAACAACGCACCTGATGCTGTTCCTGTACAGTCAGCAACACGAGGATACATTGACAAGCGTTTAGGCCTTGATCACGGCGGTGCTCCTGTATCAGCTAGTAACTTAGTTGGTCCTGGATACCTAGCACTGAACGGTTCGTTGGCTATGAAGGGCAACGTCAATGCCAACAATTATAAAGTTATTAACCTTGCACCTCCTACTGACGTAAACGATGCTGCCCCTAAAGCATATGTTGATGCTCAGGTAAGATTATTTGATCAATTATCAGAATTACTAGATGTAGATGTAGGTACTCCTACAGCCGGTGACTTGGCTGCGTTTGTTGGTGGTAGCAAGATTATGGTCAGTGCTACTACTGCTGGCGATTTAAGTGCAACATTTACAAACGCTACCCCAACCACTTTAGCAGTAGCAATTACCAGTTTATTAGCAGTAGATGTTACTACTATTACTGTTGCTAATGCGTCATCGTTTGGTTCAGGTCCAGGATACGTTAAAGTTAACAATGAAGTGTTTTACTATAGCTCAACAAACTATGGTGCAAACAGACTTGACGGAGTACAAAGACTGTCAACAACTACTGACACTAAGTTTGGTATCAATACAGGAAACATTTCTGCTACTCACACAGTTGGCAGTCCAGTTGTTGATTTAACCAACGCACAAATTAACTATCAAATTAATCCAGGTGTTATTGTCAACGCTGACGTTAACGCTAGTGCAGCCATTGTCCAAAGTAAGTTAAGCATGACGCTGGCTAGTACTAGTGCATCTGCTCCAACAGGTACAGCCGCACAGAAACAGGCTGCAAGTGGACTGGCAAGTTTTGATAGTGCTAACTTTACTATTACCGATGGCTGGGTAGGAATTAAAGCAGGCGGTGTTGCAAAGAGTGAAATTGAAAATATTGGCAACGGAGCAATCCTAGCTAACTTCTCAGGTAGTGCATCAGCACCAAGAGAGGAAACTGCTCAGACCGTATTAGACGCAGGTTTTAATTTAAAATTCACATCTAATACTGGTGTAATGACCTATGCTGGAACCAGCGGCTCAGCTACAATTACCAGCGTCTCAACAGACGGTACAGCGAACACTATTGCCAAATACGGCAGTGCTGGAGAATTTGACGTTAAACAATTAAAGGTTGACGGCTTTAAAGCTCTTGATGTTGCTTCAAACACTCTTGAATTCTTTACACCTGCTGGATTTAAATTCCAAACAGCAGTTGGATCAAGTGGTGCAAATGCTGTAACTTCTGCACTAGGAACTTGGGACTTTACAGGTGGAACATTAAAAGCTACTGCGTTCACTACTGGCGCGGCCGCAACAGCTGGTAGCATTACAGGACAATGGGCTGTTCAATCTAGCAGTTTAATTGACTTTAGCCTTGGTAGCTTAAAGTCTACAACACTAACAACTGGTGCGGCCGCAACTGCTGGTACTATAACTGGTAGTTGGAGCTTAGGTGCATCAAGTGTTCTTGACACTACATCAGGAACACTAAGAAGCTACAGCTTATCAACTGGTACAGTTAGCCAAGCTGGTACTATTACAGGTGCTTGGAGTTTAGGTTCAACAAGTAGTTTAACTACTGGCACTGGTTTCATTGACGCTAGAAGCGGAACATTATATACAACATCATTAAATGCAGGTAGTAGCTCAGCAACTGGTACTATTACAGGTAACTGGAGCACTAGCGGAAATCTTGCAGCCACGTATGGTGCTGACCTTGCAGAATGGTATCTCTCAGACGCTGAGTACGAGGCAGGAACTGTTCTTGTATTTGGCGGGTCTGCTGAAGTTACAACTACTACACTGGTCGCCGACACTAGAGTTGCAGGCGTAGTTTCAACAAATCCTGCTTACATTATGAACGATGGATTAGCTGGACAAAGAGCATTGATAGCTCTAGCAGGTCGTGTTCCATGTAAGGTACTTGGTCGTGTTAAGAAAGGTGACATGCTAACTACATCAGCTACACCAGGAGTAGCAGTTAAAGCGTTAGATCCTAAATTAGGAACTATTATTGGAAAGGCATTAGAAGACAAAGACGGCGGAGATATTGCTGTAATTCAAGTTGCCGTAGGAAAGGTATAATATGAGATACAAAGAATTTATTTTATCTAAATTAGCTGAACAACCTGAAATTGGGGACAGTTTTGACATTGAATTAGACAACATTGTCCTTGAAACAGGTATACTAGGATTTACAGAAGACGGCGTTGTGGTAGGCATAGATGCTGTAGGATTGAGCCATTTAGCTAACTTCCAGTTAGACGAAGCCGAATATCAAGGTAAGAACGTGCCTTTAGGTAAAAAACTGCCAGGCGATGTTAAAAAATCAAAAGTATATGTACGAAAGCCCAACGGTAATATTGTCAAAGTAAACTTTGGTGATAAAAAGATGCGTATTAAGAAAAGTAACCCTGCACGTAGAAAATCATTCCGTGCAAGACATAACTGCGATAATCCGGGGCCACGTTGGAAGGCTCGATACTGGAGTTGCAGAAGTTGGTAAATATACAATAGGAATACAGTTATGGCATATCAATTACCCCCAGACCTTGTACTAAATGTTGGATCATATCCTAACGATGGCACAGGTGACGATTTATACACTGCTTTTAAGAAAGTAAAAGACAGCTTTACAGCAATTAGCGGGGCATTAGATGCTATTTCTGGTCAAAATGTTGGAACTGGTCACGGGATTTATAAAGAAAGAGTTGGTAATATTTTAAAATTTAAAACTCTTACAGGTACCGGTGTTACTATAACCAGTACCGCAGATTCACTTAATTTATCTGCACTGACAAATGTTCAGGCTGATATTAGCCCAATGTTAGGCGGAGATTTAAATTTAAATTCAAAAAATATTACAGGAACTGGAAATATTAATATAAACGGCAATATGACTCTAACCAGTAGCATAACTGCCAGCAATGTCCAAGCATTAGTCTATGGACTTGATATACGAGATCTAAAAGCCCAAATAGATGCAGGTGGTGGCGGAGCTGATGTAGATTTTGGAACGTTTGATACACCCGCCCCCGGTGATCAAGATTTTGGAACATTTTAAGGATTAGGAGAAACAAATGGCATTACGTCTACGAAGAGGACTAGAGGCGCTAAGAAGTACAATTACGCCAGCAGAAGGTGAAATAATCTACACCACAGACAGTAAAAGACTGTATGTTGGTGATGGCCTAACAGCTGGCGGTAATGGTGTTAGTGCGCCCGTTACCAGTGTCAACAACAGGGTTGGAGCAGTACAACTGACCAGCGATGATTTATCTGAAGGTACTACTAATCAGTTTTATTCAGATGATCGATCTCAAGATGCAACTTGGGCGTTACTCAATCACGGTCTACATTCTAATGTTTCTTTTACCTACGACGATGCTAATAATAGAATAGTAGCTTCAGCTTCTGCATCGTTTACTGCTGAAAATGCTATTGACACTATTGCCAATGTTTTAGTTAATAGTCCGCATACTGGTATTACTTTTAGTCATAATGATAATGCTGATCAAATTACTGCAACAGTAACGGCGGCAAGTGAAACATTTAAAACAATAATGGTCAGTCCTAGACTAAGCCTAACAGTAACAGGAGCAGGATCTAGTTATACTTCAATTCCCCTTGTTAGTGTTTCAGCGCCGCCGGTTGGTGGCACACAGGCTACAGCCGAAGCGTTACTTGCTCCAACATTTATTGCAAATTTTAAAGTTTTAACTCAGGGAACTAACTACAGTGAAGGTACAACCGTAACAGCTTCTGGACCAGGAGTAGAAAGAGCTAACGGTTCTATTATACTAGGTCCTAGTGGAAATATTACTAAAGTTGTTGCAGGAATTCCTGGTAACGGTTTTATTGACGTACCTACAGTAGTATTACTAAAACCTACTGCGGCTACTGCAACATATGTTAGCGGTGGACAAACAACAACTATTGTTGTCAGTAACATAATCAATACTATATTTGTTGGTATGACTGTTACTGGAACTGGTTTTTCTAGTGGGCAAAAAGTTACAGCCGTTAGTGGAACAACTATTACGTTATCTGCCGGTGCAAGTTCTTTACCAGCAGGAACACTTACTTTTACAGATACAGGTGATGGTGCTTCGTTTGAAGCTGTATTAGCTGGAACTACTATTGAAGATGTAGTTGTTTTAAATGGTGGTTCGGGGTATACTTCAAATCCAATAATAACTATTGCACCTCCAGTAACTTACTCGTTTAACGCTGCCACCGATGTTGACACTGTTGCAAATTCAATTACAATTCTAGATCATCCATATCAAACTGGATCTAGCATCATATACACGGCTGTGGGCGGAAGTGCTATTGGTGGTCTTACATCAGGTACAACATACTTTGTTGTAAAAATCAATGGGGATACTTTTAAACTTGCTTCAAATATTACCAATGCTCTTATTAGTAGTTCTATTGACCTAACATCAACTAGCACAGGAACTCATACTTTTAGAGGTGTTCAAGCAACTGCTAGTAGTATAAGCTCGTCAGACATTATGGCAGACAGCTCAACTGACACACTTAATTTTGCCGCAGGTGGTGATATTATCATTACTACTAATTTGAATACTGATACTATTACTATTAGTAATAAAAATAACGGTAAAGTATTGTTTGGTGCCGCAGGTCAACTGGCATTTTATCCAGATACTAGTAACAAAGTTGATTCAGTTGGTTCTACGTTAACATTCCGTCCGCCAAACTCCGATGGTGCGGCAAACGGTGCTTTAGTTGTAAACGGACAAATTGAATTTGAAAATTTAGTTCCAAAAATTTATTCAGCAAATGCAAATCTTACTATAGTTGCAAAACAAGCTGGAGGATTTGTTGAAGTAGGCGACAGAGAATATGACGGCAGATTTGGTGTTATCAGTAACGGATACATTGCCAATAACGGTGCTCAATTTAAAGTACAGCAGGCACATAATACTACTGATGCAAATAATACCAGCTTTATTAGATCTAGAGGAACTATTGATGTTCCAACTGCCTGTTTGCCTGGTGACAAATCTGGTGACATAATTTTCCAAGCACATGACGGTCTTAACTACTTAACACATGCGGCAATTAGTGCCGTTGTTGATGGTGCTTACTCTAGCAGTTCTAACAAAATGCCCGGTCGCTTAGACTTCTATACCAGAAGTGCAACAGACACACTGGCTAATTTAGTGCTTAGACTCAAAGGCGACAAAAATTCAGAATTTAGTGGAACTGTTACAGCGACTAGTTTTATTGGTAGCGGTGCATCTCTAACCAATCTTCCAGTTAATTCTATTGTTGCTGGCGGTGGTATCAGTGTTGTTAACAATAGCGGTGCAATAACTATTACTGCTACTGGCAGCGATATTCCAGATGTTGTTGTGACAACCAGTTCTTATGCAAATCCAACATGGATCACTAGCCTATCTGAAACCAAAGTACTGCCAAGTCAGTCTGGAAATAACGGAAAATATCTAACTACAAACGGTTCTGTTACTAGCTGGTCTGATTTCCCAGCAGGTGGAGGTCTAGTAGCAAGAGCAGGGTTATCAGGAACTACTGCTAGTATTGCAAATAATGCCACAGACAATGTTAACATAACTGGTTATAAAGGATATGCATTACTTAAAATTCAAACATCTGCGGCAGCATGGGTTAGAGTTTACGTTAGTGACGCTGCCAGAACCAGCGACGCTGCCAGAGCTGAAGGTGTTGATCCATTACCAGATGCAGGAGTTATTGCTGAAATAATTACCACAGGAGCACAGACTGTATTGATTGCACCAGGAGCATTTGGTTTCAATAATGAATCACCAGTTACAAACATTATTCCAGTTGCAGTAACAAACAAAAGCGGTTCAACCGGTACTATAACAGTAACATTAACTGCTGTACAACTAGAGGTTTAATATGGCAAAGTTAGTATATGAGTATATTGTTACCCTACACAATGCTAACGATTTAGAATCGTTCTATGAAGAAATGGCAGCACCTGCCGACGGAATACCAACTCATATACCAGATAGAGAAGTTGAGTGTGCTGCTCTTAGACCATTAAGCAGAAATACTCATTATATGATGACCGAGGAAGAAGCTGATCAATTAAGAAAAGATCCTCGAGTTAAAATTATAGAACTTGCTCCTGTTGAAAGAGGCATAAGTGCAGGAACTTTTTTAGAACAAAGCAGTCTCAGTTGGAATAAATCATCAACCACAAACTCTTTACATAAGAATTGGGGGTTATTGAGATGTGTTAGAGAGGACAACATTCCTAATTGGGGGTCTGACAGTACTACTACTGTGAGCGGAACTATAACGTTAACCAGTACTGGTAAGAACGTTGACGTAGTAATCTGTGATGAAAATGGTCTAGTATGGAATCACCCTGAATATGCTGTCAATGCTGATGGTACTGGTGGTACTAGAGCTGTACAATATAACTGGTATCAACACAATCCTGAAGTTACCGGAGGTGCTCCTGGAACTTATACTTACGGAACTGGTAGTCATTCTACACACGTAGCAGGTACAGCCGCTGGCAATACCCAAGGCTGGGCAAGAGATGCTAACATTTATAATCTCTATTATGATACAGGTAATAGCGGTAACTTTAGTCTTGTGTTTGACTATGTTAGAGCTTTCCATAGAAACAAACCAATCAATCCAGCTACTGGTCGTAAAAATCCTACTATTATTAATAACAGCTGGGGACAAAGTATTTTTCCAGGCGAATGGTCTTTTAATGACATAACTGCTGTTACCTACAGAGGAACACGATATACCCCTGCAGGTTCTCCAACCATTGTCTACACTGGATTCAGCGGTGTGTGTAGTTCAAGCACTAAGCTAGGAAATATTCTTAATTTAGAAAATGGCGGAAACAGAATTGTAACTACATCAACTGTTAATAATTTAATTCTTAGCAAACCGTCTACTTGGGCTATTGATAGCTTAAACAATCAAGCATATCTTGCTTCTTTTGATCGTCCAGATCAAGTATATCAAGTAACTGTGCAAGGACCTTGCACAGTTGACATTATCAGTCAGTTTAGTGGCGGATCACTGGGCGGAGACGGTATCACTACTCTAGCTAATGCTGTTGATATTATCTATAATCAAGCAATGGTTTTACAATTCAGCGACGGGCCAAGAGCAGATACAGACAGTCCAACTGACGATGTGTCAGTTGATATTACACAAAATAATATTTCTTTACCTAATACTGGAGTTTATACTATTGTTTTTACAAATAGTATTGTTGAAACAGGTGATGTTGGCGATCCAATCTATGCTACTGCTATGTCAGTTAGAGCAAGATCAACATCAAGTAGCGTGACTACATCATCAATCCCGAGTAATTTATTAGGCCCTGCTTCATTAACAGCATCTACAACACCAACTAACATAGCAGATAACACTACTAACCCCAACGACGATGCCTACTGGTTATTAACACTACCTTTTAATATCAGTTATTTAGGTGTTACATATAATCAAATTTATGTTAGCACCAATCACTATCTAACATTTGGTGGAGGTTCTTTTGTCTACAGTGGTATTAGTGAAAGTGTTCCGGCATTGCCAAAAATTTCTGCTAGTGCAGCCGATAATTCTATTCAAAGAATCTACTACGGTGTTGAAGGTACTGCACCTAACAGAACATATCGTGTTAGAACAGAAGGCAATGCCGCAACCAGCGGAACCCTGGGAAGTCCAAACATGGTACATGAGTGGACATTCTACGAAAACGATCCTGGAAAAATTGATCTACAAACTGGCGTTAATAACAGAAAGACCAGTTCAGGTGGCGGAACATTTACAACCGCAGAACTAAACGGTTGGGGTTTTGTCAGCGGACAACGAATCCCAGCAAGAGTAACTGCCTGTGATGAAGATATTATAGATGCAATGGAAGAAGGTATTATTTTTGTTGGTGCGGCGGGCAACGGACGTTGGAAACACGATGTTCCGGGCGGTGCCGATTGGGATAACACATTTGAAATGAGTAACAGATATCCTGGACAGATATTCTATTATATGCGAGGTACTAGTCCAACTGCGAACGATCTTGGAATGCCAAACATCTGCGTAGGTGCAACAGACGTATTAGCACTTGATAAAAAGAGTTATTATAGCGACTGCGGCCCAGGCGTAGATTTATATTCTCCTGGTACACAAATTATCAGTGCGTTGCCAAGCGGAACTGCTGATCCAAGAAGTGCCAGTTACTATCTAGGAAAATATAACGGTACTAGTATGGCTAGTCCGCAGGTATGCGGAGTAATTGCCTGTGCTTTAGAAACATATCCCAATATGAATCAAGCGGCAGCTAAGGCATATATTTTATCTACAGCTAAATCTGGAAAATTAACAACTACTAGTGGTGGTCCAACGGATATTACTGACTTACAAGGCAGTGCTAATCTACACTTATATTATAAAAAAGAACGACCAACAACAGGAACTGCATTTCCTAAACAGGCAATTGGAGTTAGACCCGCAACAGGAGCAACATATCCGAGACCAAGATTGCGTAGAAGAGGTTAAACATGCTTGATATTTGGACACAATCTTCAGGTTACAGCTTTGGAACATTTACAGAGCGTCTACAGATAAATCTTCCGCTGCCGGTCAGCGGAGTACCTGTTGGTACTATTTTTAAAGTAATTTCTGGGTCATTGCCCCCAGGACTAAGAGTTGAAGGGCAATATATTATTGGCACACCCGGCGAAGTCCCAAGAGACACTACTTACTCTTTTTGTATACGAGCATCTAATAATAATCAAATAAATGATAGAACGTTTCTTATAAGTGTTCAAGGCCCCGACGAACCAAGATTTGTTACACCAGCAGGACAGTTAAGAATAGGAGAAAATGAACAATTATATGTACTAGACAGTAGCTTTGTTGATTTTCAAATTGGGGCCATTGACACCGATACTGTAACAGGTCAAGAGTTAAGTTTCTTTATCGCAAGCGACGAAGGAGAACTTCCTCCGGGATTAATATTAACCCAAACAGGAAGAATTACAGGATTTGTACAGCCTGCATTAAGTATCAAAGTAGCAGATGGAGATGGAAGCTACGATAATAGTTATTATGACAAAGTAGCTTACGATTTTGGTTACAGACCAACTAATGGTTATGACAGTTATATCTACGATCTAGTATTTTATGATTTTTCTTTGCCTAGCAAGCCTCCAAAGAAACTCAACAGAAATTATGAATTTATAGTTACAATTTCTGACGGTGATACAATTGCCAAGAGAAAATTTAGAATATTTGTAGTTGGCGATGATTACTTCCGTGCTGACAATGTTGGATTCCCTGTTAATAGCGGACTCTTTACAGCAGATGTTCAGTACCTAAGAAAGCCAATATGGACTACTCCAGCTTACCTTGGGGTGAAAAGAGCCAGTAACTATATCAGTTTTATTCTAGACACTTACGAGGCACTAACTGCTGGTATTGTCATTTACAGTATGACCGAAGAAGAAATTGCTAAGTTACCGCCAGGCATGCAATTTGATCCAACTACTTCTGAAGTATTTGGTACTGTTCCTTACCAACCAGCAGTAACTAATCAATACAGCTGGACTATTGTTGCAACTAGATACGGTACTAACGAAGACGTAGTAACTACTGAAAGAACTTTTTATGTAGACATTATTGGAGAAATTGACAGTGTCATTACTTGGCAAACCAACGATAATCTAGGCATCATCGATGCTAATTATATTTCTACTTTGAAATTACAGGCTACTAGTACTGTACAAGATGCTGTTGTTGTCTATACTGTCCAGAACGGTGAACTACCAGTGACCGTAAATATAAATCCTGCAACTTCAAATACTGTTGCGTCTGGTTGTGCTGATTCTAAATTTAACACCACACTAACATTAGGTCCTGTACTCAACGGAAAAAATAGTTATGTTAACGGTAGCAAAAGTTTAACTTGGAACGGATTTATCTGGACTTATAGAATAACAGGGGAAGACGAATATTATAAGAGTGTACAAAATGTTCAGTATCCTTGGCAAATTACTGAGTGGACTGCTGAACTTGGAGCATTAGAACCTGCACCTTCATTTAGTCAAATAGGCGGGTTAGCCAATGACGGTGAAATTGCAACACTTAATTTCCCTGAACAGTTTGAGGTTCCCTTTAAGATTGGATCTATGATCAAAGTTGAAGGGATGAGTGTTCCTGCATATAACGGTGTTTATTCTGTTATTGATTGTACTACTACTAGTGTTTCTTACAAAAACACAACTAGACTTCCGGCACTTTCTGGAAAGGTCAGCAACAACAACGGAGGATTCCCTCCAGGATTAATTTTAGATCTTGGTGGAGAAATCGTTGGCAAGGTAAATCAGTACGGTACTAGCGAAAATCCCGGATTGATAACTTTTGACAATAATAACTTTAGTCTTGATCAAGAATCAACTACAATCGACAGATCATATACATTTACTGTCAAGGCTAGGGACCAGTTTGGTTTTAGTGCAACCACTAAATCTTTCACTTTATTAGTTCAAACTCCAAATAATAAATTATACAGTAACATCAGCGTTTCTCCTCTATTAAAATTAGATCAGAGAAAACTATGGAAGGATTTTATCACTGACAGCACAGTCTTTACTCCAGAAAGCATTTATCGTCCAAACGATCCTAATTTTGGTGTTCAACGTGATTTAAAAATGTTAGTGTACGCAGGCATTGAAACCAAAGAAGCCGGAGCTTATATAGGAGCTATTGGCCTCAATCATAAAAAGAAAACTTTTAGATTTGGTGAAATTAAAAAAGCAGTAGCAATAATTCCGGGCACAAATACTCAAGTATATGAAGTAGTCTATGTTGAAATGTTAGATCCGTTAGAACCTAATAAACAGGTTCTTCCGCAAAAACTAAATCCTTTAGGAAGACAAAATACTACATTAACCATAGACAATACTGTTAATTTTTGGGATGCCAAAGAAAACATTGCTAGTTTAGCTCAAGATCGAGCATACAAAGAACGTCCAGACCCGATAGTCACTATAGATAGTCAGGGCTATCTTGTAAGCGACCCTAGACCAGCTACGTATTTTCCTAATAGCATAACTAACTGGAAAAGAAGAATTCGCACAGTAGGCAGTACAGAACGCAACTATTTGCCACTTTGGATGCGTAGTATTCAGCCTGGTAGTAAACAAGAGCTAGACTATCAAACAGCCCTGCCAATATGCTACTGTAAAATTGGCGGTGCAGACGATATAATTTTAAATATAAAGTACAGCGGGTTTGATTTCAAATCCCTAGAATATACTGTAGATCGATACACAATTGATTCTGTGGAAGACTACACGCGAGATAAATATCTTGTATTCAGAAACGATAGGATAACCATATGAGCACATTAAACTATGCAGCGATTGACGAAACCTACCCTGTAGCAGGGCAAGACAATAATAGTCAAGGTTTTAGAGGTAATTTTGCTGCCATTAAAAATGCCATTGCACAGGCAGAAACAGACATTACCGCATTAGAAACTAATACTGCTAAAAAGAATGCCAGTAACGATTTCAACGGAAATACTGTTGCAAATGCTACCTATAATAAATTCTATGGAGCTACCTATTCATTAGGTGTAATTAATACTCCACAATTTATTAACCTTAACAATGGTCCTTTGCAATATGTTACCCTTGGTGCTGATACAACCCTAACATTCCAAAACTGGCCTGCTACAGGTAAGTTTGCTCAGGTTAGAGTGCATATGATTGGTGATGGTAATGCTATAAGAACACCTACAATTGCTACTGAAGGTGGCGGAAGTATTACATATGATGCGGACATTTCTGCAGATCCAGACTTACTAAAATTACCAACTAACCAAAAACATAAAGTAATTGACGTTTGGACTTACAACGGCGGCGCAAAGATATTTGTTAAACTAGTTGGAACATTCTAATGCATCCATTTGTTGGCGATCTCTCTCAGATGAAAGACGGCGAGATCGAATCTAAAATACACGAACTAACTAAAAAATACTTTATAACAAGTAATCCAGAAGTTCGTTCTCAAATTGTAACCTTTTTAGATACTTACAAAGAAGAAATGCGTAGTCGTCAGGCTAAATTATGGCAAGCACAACAAGCTCAGATAAACAATGGGCTTGACAAACTTATTAAAGTCAACTAAAATGTTGACATGCGCCTAGACAAATACTCTAATCCAATTTTTTCAGAACAAGATATATTTCAAGCAATATATGCCAATCATGAGTTCTCTCCTATTGACACATTTTTAGTTGAAACTCGATCTGAAAATATAAAAGAACTGGAACAACACCTAGGGTTTAAATTTTTAGAACCCTACGAAACTCATTTTGAATCTAAAGATTATGACCAAGCCTGCCAGCAGGTTTGGAATATGCCAGATGAATATAAAAATTTAGATATTGAAGAATGGGTTCGAAAACAATGCCCGCCTTGGGATCCAGAATGCTCTAGAGTAGACGAAGAGTTAGAAGCGTACAAAGCAAGAAACATGCTAGATTTGCTTCGATGGTTAAAATATTTTGTAGATATTTGCTCAAAAGAAGGAATTGTCTGGGGTGTTGGGAGAGGTTCAAGTGTAGCCAGTTATGTACTCTACTTAATTGGAGTTCATAAAATTAATAGTGTAAAATATAATTTAGATTGGCGAGAATTTCTGAGATAAGTACTATTATAATCCCAGGAGATTAATATGGCAATGAAAGAACAACAAAGAACTGTTTACCGCTCTATGCAGGGTAAAGAAGTTGATATGGCTAAACTAGCCCTTCAAAACGAAACAACTGTAGCAGTTGGTAACGTAAGAGTAAATGCTCGCGGTGACGAATTAGGTCCAGGTGGAAAGATCGTTAAAAAGCGTGAAGATATTCTTAAAGAATATTATCAAGATCATCCTCAAGTAGTACCAGATGAAACACCAACAAGAAAACAAGTAACTATTCAAGACATGGATCCGGAAGGTAACGAATGAATATTGTAAAAGGTAAAATCATTCCACTAAGAAATAATGTGCTAGTGGCAGATATGAACTTTGATGAGCAAAAAACAGCCAGCGGAATCATTATTCGCAGTGATAATGGAAAAACCGAAGGTATCAAACCCCGCTGGGGGAGAGTTTGGGCAATTGGAAAAGACCAAACTGATGTTTCAGTAGGTGAATGGGTTTGTGTTGAACACGGTCGATGGACCCGCGGTATTAAAGTTGAAGATACCAATGGCTCTGAAATAACTGTTAGAATGGTTGATACTGATTGTATTATGCTTAAATCTGATGAATGTCCATCAGACGTTGACATTCGAGACGGTATCTAAATTAACTTGTTTGAGTAATAGGGCAGTTGACCTGCCCTATTTTTTTCTGTATAATAATCTAAAAGGAGTAGCTATGCAAGTAAGAGCAGATCAAATTAAAGATGGCGGTGTTGCCTGTGGTTGCGGACGAAGCCCAACTGGAAAATGTATTGGTTGGCACGGTCTATCAGAAGATATGTATCAGCATAAAAAAATGCTATGGATCGAAGAGCAATTTAGAAAAGACCAAGAAGCAAAAGAAGAGAAAAAATGAGTTGTCAAATTTGTAAAAGAGAATATTCTCCGGATTGCGATTACAACCAAGGAAGGTGCCCCTATCACCCACCTTACATAAATTCGCATTCTATGCGTTTTCTAAATCTTTTTAGAACAATAAAGGAATGGTTTAAATGAAAGAATTGTGGACTGAAAAATACAGACCAAACAATCTTGACGGATATGTATTTGCAGATGAACTACAAAAAGGTCAAATTGAAAGTTGGATTAAAGAAGGATCTATTCCCCACTTAATGTTTAGTGGCAATGCAGGTGTTGGAAAAACCACCCTAGCTAAAATACTAATTAACAAGTTAGGAGTACAAGATACCGATGTTCTGTTTGCCAACGGTTCAAAAGAAGGTCGCAAAATTGAATGGGTTGACAAACTAATTGGTTTTTGTCAAACAATGCCGTTTGGTGATGTAAAAATTGTACTTATTGACGAGGCTGATTATCTTAATCCGCAGTCAGTACAGCCTGCGCTACGTAATCTAATGGAAGAATACAGTCACAGTGTAAGATTTATTCTTACCTGCAACTATCCAAATAGAATTATTCCTCCGTTGCACAGTCGCTGTCAACGACTTCACATTGAAAAAACAGATGTAACAGAATTTACTGCTCGAGTTGCTACTATTCTTGTAGAAGAAAATATAGAATTTGATCTTGATACATTAGATACCTATGTTAAAGGCACTTATCCAGACTTAAGAAAGTGCATTAACAATCTTCAAATGCACAGCCTTAATGGAAAACTTGAGAAACCAGAGTCTGATATGGACAATAGCAGTGACTATAGAATAGCAATGGTAGATTTATTTAAGAATGGAAAAATTTCTGAAGCTAGGAAGCTGATCTGCGGACAAGCTCGTCCAGAAGAAATGGAAGAAATCTATCGCTGGCTCTACGATAATATTCAATTGTTTGGTAACGAAAGCCAACAAGATAAGGCTGTACTAATCATCAAAGACGGATTAGTAAATCACAGCCTAGTAGCTGATGCTGAAATTAATTTAGCGGCTACATTGATTAGGTTAAGTCATCTATAAAAAGGGGCAATGCCCCTTTTTTTATTCTCCGTATATTGACAGCACCTCCTTGACAGCATTGTGCCTTTCAATATCACTTGCTGTAAATTTAACTATATCAATATACTTCAACTTATTGTGTTTCTCTAAAAGATTACAAAAATCTAAAAGACCGTTGTCTTGTAATCTATCTGCCTGAGCTAGGTCGCCAGTAACAACCATCTTACTATTTTCCCCCAGTCTTGTTAATAACATCTTCATTTGGTTTTGTGTGGCGTTTTGCATTTCGTCTGCAATAACATAGGCATTTTTGAAAGTGCGTCCTCTCATGTAGGCTAGAGGACTAATTTCTATGACACCTTCATAGAGCATGTTTTCAATATCTTTTTGCTGATAATATTCTCCTAATACATCAAAGATTGGTCTTGTCCAAGGTGCCATTTTTTCATTTAGCGTGCCTGGTAAAAATCCTAAATCTTCATCTACTGATACGGCGGGTCTAGTGACGATGAGCTTGTCCACCTTGCCCTCTTGGAATAGCTTGATTCCAGTCTGAACAGCTAGTAATGTTTTACCCGTACCGGCTGGACCAATAGCAAACACGATATTTTTGCTGTCGTTTTGCAATTTTTGCAGGTACAATTCTTGGGTTTGATTTCTAGGATACAGACTGACACGCTGTTTCTTTTGAGGTAGATAGGTGTTAAAATCTATCACATTCACGTTTGAAGTAAAACGTTTCTTCACTCTTTTGCTCATTGTTTAATGTCTCCTACTTGGGGAAGTAGAACGACTGTAGTGACCGCCCTGATAACTACAGTGGTCCTACACTAATATTTACAGATTTTCCTCTAAATCATTCAGTTATACTATAAAAACAGTTCGGCTAAATATTAGATAGAAAAGAGCCATTACTATGCAAGATATACTTGACGTTATTAACAACGTAAAAGATGTGTACGAAAACAACACTAATCTAGGAGTTTTAAAAGACTTTGAAAGAGTGCTGGATGAGCTAGACATCTATGTTTACAAAAATTGGGAAGATGGCGAACTAGCTGTTGGGCCTAAAGTTGACAGACATTGGATCACCTGCGGGTTTATGTGGCCCAAAGAGCAGATGCCTGATCCTGCTGGCGGCAAAAGATTACTAGATCTTGGTTGCAGAATTCAATTTGAAAGAACACATTTAGTTGAACCAAGAAAAATAAGAAGTCCTGACGATTTTCGTCCTGGAACTAAAAAAGGAAAATTAGACCATACACCTGTATGGCTTGTGACTATCCGTATGCCTAAAAAATTAGCCTTTGACATCTACAAAGGTTATATGGATAAGATGAAAGGCGAAACTGAAATTTCAGGACTAACAAAACAAGGAACTACTACCCCAATGGATTCTGGCGCTACCAAGGAAGCCGCAGGGGCAGCACAAGGCGGCGCGGCACCGGCAGCACCGGCAGCACCGGCAGCACCGGCAGCACCGGCAGCACCACCAGCGGCATAAGGAAATACAATGGCATTAAAAGCTAACGATTTAAAAGACCTTGTGAAAAATATTTTTGAAATAGACAATTTCAAAAGTAAACTTGGCGATGACGAAGAAGTTGTAGTACTAAGTTTCACAGTAGATTATAAAGATCCTGCAGATGACCTAGAACATTTTTTTGAGATGGGCTACGACTTTGTATTAGATGCCGATGTTACTACGGGCGAAATGGATGATGGCAAATACAGAGTGTTTGTTGAATTAGAAAGAAACAGGCATGTTGTTAAACAAATTTTAGAGATAATTGACGGAGTTAAAAAGCTCACAGGATTAGAACGTATTAAATTTAGATACTATAAGAGCTTTAAGAGCTATGAAGCAACAGAGGACAACTTAGATTTAATTGTTCCTAAAGATAGAAATTCATATAAAGTAGCTACCAATCAAAATCGCTTAAATAACTTCAGCACTTTTTTTGGAAATAGTTTCTCAGACGATATTAGTTTAGACGAAGATCGCATTTCGTTCGCTAGAGAAAACAAACATATTGCTACATTTAAAGTATCAGAGTGTGGCAAGACTTCAGAAGTATATGATCTTGTTCAAGGTCCTATCATGCTAGAAGGAAAAGATATAGCAGAAGTTTTATTTTTAACTAAGTGCATTGGTAACTATAACATCACTAAGATTGGTGATAAATTTATTTTTGAAAATGAAGGCTATGCAGTAGCCCTGGAGAAACTATAATGTCAGGATTTAATTTTGAATTTACTAAGCGTCATCTTGCAGAAATCATCAAAGGCAACCCCTATGTAGATAACTGGTTTGAAGCTATCAATGAAATTTTACCCGAGTACGAAATTAATACTAAACCAAGAGTAGCAGCCTTCCTTGCTCAATGTGCTCACGAAAGTGGCGGATTTAAATTCTTAAAAGAAAATCTAAATTACAAAGCGGCAAGTTTACGTAAAGTATTTCCCAAGTACTTTCCAGATGATTCAATTGCAGCCGCTTATGCTAACAAACCACAAATGATTGCCAACAGAGTGTATGCTAATCGCATGGGCAATGGTCCAGAAGATTCAGGTGACGGTTGGAGATATTGTGGTCGTGGATTAATTCAGCTTACTGGTCGTGACAATTATGCGTTCTTTGCTGGTTCACTTGATATTCCTATTGAAGAAGCCAGTGAATATTTAGAAACGTTTGAAGGTGCTGTACAATCAGCTTGTTTCTTTTGGGAACAGAATAAACTTAATCAATGGGCAGATGCAGGCGATATTCTTACATTAACTAAAAGAATTAACGGCGGAACCATTGGCTTAGAAGATCGTATTAAACACTATAACCATGCATTGCATGTGTTAGGAGACTAAATTGTTTTCATGGTTAATAGACGCGGTTCTCAGTACCATCCCTGCTTGGATGTGGTTAGCAGGTGCTGGAGCCGGTCTACTAGCTTTCTTTTTTGCCAGCATCTTTAGTCATTTTCCACCCCTTAAACCCTATATGATGTTTGTTAAACCTCTAGGAGGTTTGGCAGCATTGTTGTGTGTGTTTATGTACGGTGGCAGTGGTGTACAAGCCATGTGGGAAGAAAAAGTTCGTATAGCCCAAGAAGAAGCAGATCGCAAAGCGGCGCAGGCTCAGCAACTAAACAAAGATTTAGAAAAAGAACGCAAAAAGAAAGCTGAAGTTCGTGTTGAATATAGAGATCGTATAAAAACTGAAATCAAAGAAGTAGAAAAGATTATTGATGCTAAGTGTGAAGTTGATCCTAAAGCAATAGAGCTTTTAAACAAAGCCTCTAAAAATCCGGAGAAAGCAAAATGAAATATATTATTTTACTTGCTCCGTTGTTGTTAACAGGTTGTTTGTTTAAAGATCCTGTACCCGTAAAACAAGTATGGCCTGACATTCCTAAGGAACTATTAGAGGCTTGTCCAGATCTTAAACAAGTTGATCCAGATAAAAACAAACTCAGTGACATTATAAATGTTGTTAGCGATAACTACGCTACATACTACGACTGTAAGGCCAAAGTAGATGATTGGATAGTTTGGTATAACGGACAAAAGAAAATACACGACGGAAAATAATCATGCGATTTATTAGGAAACTAGAAGAAGCGGCTGCAAAAAAACTAAGACGTATTTTCTTAGATTCAAACAAACGTGCAGAGTATGCTGCCAACGATGTACAAAGATTAGAAAAAGAATTATCATCAGCTAAAACAAAAGCTGTAGAAGAAGCTAGGTTTGCCTTGGAAGCCGCAGTTCAGGCTGCTGAAAAAGCACAAAAAGTAGCACAAGAGCTACAACTAGAAGTTCATGCATGTGAAGAAAGACTTCGACATCAACAAGAACTAGCTAATAAAAAAATATAAGATGGCAAACGTAGTAATATGTGCAGGAATCTCATTTCCGTCAACACACATGAGACCGGTTGGTCCGTTTCAGCTTGCCAATGTACTTAGACAAGCAGGGTTTACTGTTCAAGTTATAGACTGTTGGCCTTGGATAGCTGCCAAGGGATTAGAAACTGCCAAACAAGTACTAGAACATTTTGTAAATGAAGATACGTTATGGGTTGGATTCAGTTCAACTTGGTTAAGCAAACTTAATCAACATAAAAAGAACCTTCATGCAGTATATAATGATCTCGAAATGTTCGTTGAGAATACTTATATTTTTAATTCCGAAGAACTACTTGAACTTAAAAATCATCTAAAAGCTAAAAGCCCAAATTGTAAATTTGTAATGGGCGGTGGCCGTGCGCCGCTGGGAAGAACTAATGCAGTTCCTCCGTTCATTGATTGTTTTATTGAAGGGTATGCTGATACAACAGTTCTAGAATGGACTAGATATTGTCAGGGAAAGAACCCATTTTTACCAACTCACAAAAATACAGACGGATCAATTAGTCTTACTCACGATCACAAAGCTAGTAGATTTGACTACAACAATCATAAATTCACCTGGCACGATAACGACATGGTTCAATACGGCGAAGCATTACCAATGGAGATTGCCAGGGGCTGTATTTTTAATTGTGCATTCTGTGCCTATCCTCTAAATGGAAGAAAGAAACTAGACTATCTTAAAGATCCAATTATTTTAAGACAGCAACTACAAGAAAATTACGATAGATTTGGTACTACCCATTATTGGTTTTTAGATGATACGTTTAATGACAGTCTAGAAAAATTAGAAATACTTTATAATAGTGTATTTGCAAAGCTGCCGTTTAAAGTTAATTTTTCTGCGTTTTTAAGATTAGACTTGATAAATGCACATCCAATATCAATTGATTTGCTAAGAGACATGGGCTGTAGGGGACTAAGTTTTGGTATTGAATCTTTAAACTACGAATCAGTAAAAGCAATAGGTAAAGGTATTACCAAAGATAAAGTCTATAATACCCTAATGCAGATCAAGGAAAAAATTCCAGACGGTATAGTAGATTCTCAGTTTATTGTAGGACTACCAAACGAAACAGCAGAGTCCGCTGAGAGTTGGTTGAGAGAAATTACAGATCAAAAATATCCAATAGATGCTATAAAAATTCATAGTCTATCTATGAACTTTTTCCCTAAAGTTGACAATATTTGGCAAAGTCATTTTGAAAAAAATCCTGAAAAATACGGGTACACTTTCCGCTACAATAAACGATTTTGGGTTAATAATATGAATTTTAGCAAACGTGATGCAGACGCTGTTATTGCTAAATGTCAAGACGTAATCGATAAAAAAGGTAATTTTGGGTGGTTAGGCCAGCATGGAATAAAAAACATGGGAGTAGATGCCGCTACCGCTGAGGATTTCCTTAAATTAGATGTGTCCGGAAAAGAGCAACAAGGAATTAAAATCCGCAACAATTTTGTAAATCGATATATCCAAGACTTATTAAAGCTGAATCCTCAATAAATACTAGTATATTAAGGAGTGATCGTATGGCGTTACACGATTCGATTTTAAAGTTGATCAATAAAGAACCCAAAGATTCAGATGCACCAAAGCCAGCGCCTGGATCTCGCAGTGAGCGTGAAGCAAAGATTAAAGATAAAGCAGGTATGGTTATTTCTGTATTTGCATTATTCTTAGCAGTAAACAGCTGGTACGGCGGCAAGTTGTCTAGCACAGTATTAAACAATACACTAGGTGCTAACAATGCGTGGGCACAGTATCAAGCAAAGAATAACAGATTAGTCAGTTATGAGATTGCTAGTAAGACAACTAGTGATCCTGCTTTAAAGAAAGAATTCAAAGCAGAAGCAGAACGCATGGACAGCGACAAAAAAGAAATTGCTGTTAATGCACGTAAGATGGAAGCAGATCGTGAACTAGCAAAGAAATCTAGTCCATGGATTGGCTATGCGTCAACTGCCTATCAATTGGCCATCGTTGTATTATCAGCAAGTATTCTTGCAGTTAGTATGCCAATGTTTTGGGCTAGTTTTGGTGTAGCAGGTGTAGGTTTAGTACTATCAGCCAACGGTTTATTCCTTTGGTTTTAAATTAGGAGCGATACATGAGCGAACAAAAAAGTTATGCAGAAATGAGTGATTCAGAAAAGAAAAAAGAAGACTGGATGAACAGTAAATGGCGTCCAATGATGGGTTGGATCTACATGGGCACTTGTATCTGTGACTTTGTACTATTTCCAGTATTATGGTCATTACTACAGGCAGCAATGAAGATGCCAGTAACACAGTGGCAACCATTAACCCTACAAGGTGCTGGATTGTATCATATTGCTATGGGTGCAGTTCTAGGACTTGCGGCATGGGGTCGCACACAAGAAAAACTAAACGGAGCAAACAATGGCGGTCTACAATCAATGGCACCAAGTGGCCCAACAACATTTGGCTCTGCTACAGCAACATCAAGCAGTTTCGGCGCACAGGGTCAGACAAGTTTCGGAGCACCAAGTGCCCCAAGTAGCTTTGGCGGAGGCGGCTTTGGAAGCGCACCTAGCTCAACACCGTCATTTGGAGCAACGGTTGCTCCTGCAAAACCCATGATGAGTAGTACTGGCAAACCAATGCCTGTACAACCAGATCAACCAGAACTATAAAGGAGAGTTCAAATGAAACACGTAATTTTTATAGCAGGTCTAGCATTAGCATTAGCATATCCTGCTCAAGCGGCAGAAGAAACAAAGGCAGAAACTAAAAAAGTCTGCGTAGATGTTAAAGATAAAGAGGGCAAACTAGTCAAGGATGCAAAAACTGGCAAGCCAAAGCAGAGCTGTAAAGAAGTTAAAGTGCATAAGAAACACGAAGGCACTAAAGTGGAAGACGCTAAGAAAAAATAATCCTCCACTCTCTTGACAGGGTAAGGTTAAAAAAGTATAATTACTTTATAACCTTACCCTATTTTTACGACTATGTCAGACTTATACCAAATTTTAGGAGTTGATTCTGGTGCTAGCCAAGATGAAATCAAGCAGGCATATCGAAGCTTGGCTATGAAATATCATCCTGATAGAACCGGTGGCGACGATTCAAAATTTAAAGAAATTCAAAATGCCTATGCTACCCTAAGCGATCAACAAAAACGCAGTGAATACGATCAAATGCGTAGAGGCGGTGGCGGCAGTCAATTCAGATTTACATCTAGTGATGGTTTTGCTGATTTTGCAGACATGTTTGGCGGAGTTCCTCCATTTGGAGGTCAACACCCGTTTGCAGATATTTTTGGACGGCAACGTGTAAGAAAAAACAGAGATCTAAATATACAATGCCAAATAACACTGTTAGATAGTTTTACTGGTAAACAATTAGAAGCAAGTTACGCACTGCCCAGCGGAAGATTACAAAGTGTCATTATCAATGTTCCGCCCGGAATTGAACACGGTGCTACAATTAGATACCAAGGGCTCGGTGACGACAGCCATCCTCAGTTGCAAAGAGGAGATTTAAATGTTACAATACTAGTCATGCCAGATCCAAAATATAGAAGAGAGGGCAATGATCTGTACACACATTTAGACATAAGTCCAATTGAAGCAATGATTGGTTGTAGAAAAACTGTTTCATCAATTAATGGACAAAATATTGCAATTGATGTAAGACCAGGTGTTGAAACAGGAGTTGAATACGCTGTTACCGGTTATGGATTTACTAATGTTAACAACACCATACGAGGACGCTTAGTTGCTGAAATTAGAATTAAAACTCCAGAAATTAAAGACCCTGCATTAATTGAAAAATTAAAACTTATTGATCACGAAATTAATAGAAAATAAAGGAATGATATGGTAGAACCAAGTGATAACCTACAAGCAGTTTTTGAAAAGGCTATCGAAACAGCTAGACAGTTACGGCATGAGTATCTAACAATAGAACATCTGTTGTTTGCCATGCTCTGTGAGGAATCCTTTTCTAACTGTCTACAAGGTTACGGAAGTGATCCAGAATATATAAAGAAAAATCTTGAACACTACTTAAAAAATAAGTGTGCTGAAATTACAGTCCCCGATGTTGTAGTTAAACCAAAGAAAACTCAAAGTGTTGAGCGTGTGCTTAATCGTGCATTTACACAGGTATTGTTTAACGGGCGGCAGCGTATTGAGCCTGCTGATGTGTTTTTATCAATCATTGGTGAAAAAAGATCCTGGGCATATTTTTATATCCAGCAAGCAGGAATCGATAAAGATAAATTTGCAGACTACCTAAACAATTCTTCAGAAGGCCCCGAAGAAGAAGAATTGCCTGATCAAGCTGGCAACAAGGCATTGAAGGCATTTACTACTAACTTGAACGACAGTGTCAAGAAAGGTAGCATTGATCCAGTTATTGGTCGCATTGATGAATTAGAAAACATTGCCCTAGCCTTAGGTCGTCGCAGTAAAAATAACGTTATCCTCGTAGGAGATCCTGGTGTAGGTAAGACTGCTATAGCAGAAGGACTTGCCTATAATATTGTTAAGGGTGCTGTTCCAGACTTCCTCAAGGACTACACAGTTTATAACTTAGACATCTCTGCTATGCTTGCAGGTAGTAAGTACCGAGGTGACTTTGAAGAAAGATTTAAAGCAGTACTAAAAGGTCTCAGTAAAAAAGGCAAAACTGTTTTGTTCATTGACGAAGCACATATGATCAGTGGTGCAGGCTCAGCAAGTAATTCAGCCAATGACCTTGCTAACATGATGAAACCTGCACTTAGTAAAGGCAACATTAAGGTTGTTGCATCAACTACCTGGGAAGAATATCGCAAGCACTTTGAAAAGGATCGTGCTCTAATGCGTCGCTTCCAACGCATCACTGTTGACGAGCCAACACCAGAAATGACTCTGCAGATTCTTAAAGGCATTAAAAAATATTATGAACAGCATCATAATGTTAAAATTAAAGAAGAGGCATTGCAAGCATCAATTAAATTAAGCGTTCGTTATCAAGCAGATAAAAAACTACCCGACAAAGCTATCGATTTAATTGACTGTGCATGTTCTAGATTTAATTTAAAACTAGCAGACGAGCGTGTGATTGGCGCTAAAGAAATTGAATTTGAATTATCAAGGATGGTGCAGATTCCTGAAGAAGTAGTTGCCGAACAAGAAAGTGAAGGCCTTGCCACACTACAACCTAGACTACAAGATGAGGTATTTGGACAAGATCTAGCTATTCAAGAAGTAGTAGATAAGATCATTGTTGCTCGAGCAGGTCTAAAGCCAGAAAATAAACCAGTTGGTAGTTTTGTGTTTATGGGTCCAACTGGATGTGGTAAGACTGAAACTGCTAAATCACTGGCCAAACATCTTGGTGTTAAGCTATTAAGATTTGATATGAGTGAATATCAAGAGAAACATAGTATTAGTAAGTTGATTGGTAGTCCTCCAGGATATGTTGGGTTTGAAGAAAATGCTGGTCAATTGATTACTCAGATTCAAGAACACCCAAATGCTGTACTGCTGTTTGACGAAGTTGAAAAGTCACATCCAGATGTAACAACTGTATTACTTCAAATGATGGATAACGGGTTTGTTACAGGCTCTAACGGAAAACAGGCCGATTGTAGAAATCTGTTGTTGATTCTAACTACTAATGCAGGTGCCCAGTCAGCTGAAAAGAACAACATTGGATTTGGTAAACAAGAAAAGGATTATTCCGATACAGATCTTAAGAAGTTCTTTACTCCTGAATTCCGTAATAGATTAGATGGTATTATCACGTTTACTAAACTCGAAAAAGCCACTATGACTAAGATTGTTACTAAATTCATTGACGAACTGAGAGAACAGGTCAAAGATAAAGCAGTAAGAATCAAAATAGACAAAGATGCCATTGAGTGGTTAATTGAAAAAGGTTTTGATGCTAAGATGGGTGCCCGTCCTCTACAACGTGTTATTGACAAGGAAATTAAGCGTGACCTTGCTAAGATGATGTTGTTTGGCGATCTTAAGAACGGTGGATGGTTGACTATTACTGTATCTGATGATAAACTATTTTTATCAGCTAGAGGAAAAACTATAAAAGTTCCTTTAATTGCCGCAAGTACACTAGAAAATGTTAGTCAAGCAAACTAGAAGACTGTTTCAAGGAAAATACCAGTACAAAGCAGTACTGGTATGTCCGGCTGCTCAGTTTTTTAGAGGTAAGAATTTTAATTACGCTATTGATAAGATCAAAGAAAGCGGTATTGGTGTAGGTAAAAATCCATATAATAAAATAAAAACCATAGAGGATTTTGATTATTGCCTAAAGTTAGCAAAGACTATACTAAAAATGTCTGACTTTGATCTTAGAGTTGAGAATCCTTTTATAAGTTTCTATACAAATTCTTCTCAAGATATAGATATGTTAGTTAAACTCGATACTACACGAGTAAAATATACCAGTGCCCCTAGTAAGCCCATAGAAGAGGGTACTATCATAATGCCTAAAATTAACTTTGACTACAGAGTCACCCTGGGCAAAAGTAACAAACGACAGGATAATTTTGTAGAGTGGGCAGAGACTAACAGTAAAATTAAACTTACAAATAGCTGTAAGCAAGAACTGTTACGTCCGTTAAGTTGGGGCGGCAGTTACTTCTATGTCAAGGGCGAAAAACAGCTAATGATGGCTAAGATGATGCTGGGCGGCTGTATCAACAAGATAGAAACTATTGTTAAAAATTAGTTTAGTCGTAGATCAAACCCTAAGATAAATACACTAAGACATTGTCTTTGTATAATTACGGGCTTAGAACATGCGAATTAGAGAACTAGTAGAAAATATTGATATAGATCTGCATTTTAACAATAAAAAAGACGAAGATCTAGGGTTTGACATCTCGGACGATCTGTTGTTTTATATGAAAAACAACGATGATGTATATCGTCGCCATGTTTATCCACAACTAGTCAAGCATAAGCATTCTCTTCAACACGGCAAAGCTGACCGTATGTTGTTTGGAGGTGCTGTTCACGAAGCTTACAAATCATACACTAAAGAGTTTCCTATAAGAAAGTTACCAGAAACGTTGCCACACGATGTACACGAAAAAGTATGCTTAGAGCTTTTTAAACAATGTACAGAAGAATATAGATCTAATAAAAAATAATGTTACTAAGAGAACTATTTGCTTTTACAGAAGCTAAGAAACAAAAAAATGTTGACATTGACAGCATGGATGAATACGGACGTCCGTTTAACCATCCAGAACACTTTGTTTTCTTTAAAGGTCATAAGGGAACTCTTGAAGCACTTAACCATTTTAAAGAAATAGTTGAAGAAAAACCAGGTGCAACAACACTTCGTCGAAAGTGGGACGGGAATCCTCAGGTCTATTGGGGTAGAGAAACTAAAGGCGGACCACTGATACTAGCAGGTCATAACGGTTGGGGTAGAGGTGTTAAGACAGACAGTCCTGCCGCAGTAAAAGACTTCATTGCTAACCAAAGCGGAAAACCAGGCACACCGGAGCAACAAAAGGCTCGACAATCATTTGCACAAAACTTTGCAAACTTATATCCACTATTTGATGCCGCAACCCCAAAAGACTTTGTTGGCTTTGTATATGCAGACTCATTATATGGCGTAGACCCTGCACTAAACAAAAGATTAGACGACGGTGGAGCTGAATATCCTAACGGTATTTTTACATTCTGTCCAAACCCAAGAAGCAAAACCTGTTATCACGTTGATGCAGGCAGCGAGTTAGGAAAAAGAATAGCTCAAGCAAAAGTTATGGTAGTTGGTCATGCTTATTACCCAGAGTTTGGTATGGACGAGTCTGCTCAAGAACCGTTAGATGATTTTGAAATGTTTAACGGGACTCCTGGATTAATCGTTCAAGGTCCTATCTATACAGAAACTGCTCCAGAAGTAGATCAATCCGTCCTTGATGAAATTGAAGAAGCTATTCAATATGCTGATCAGTACGGTCCTGCTGTTGATGCGTTCTTAGACTCGTTGCCTAATGCAGATAAGAACGGTGTCTTTTATCCTTTCTTTAATCAAATGAGTAAAGAACATGCTACAGGGGCTAGAGACTTTGCAGAGCTCTCTGGTCATGATTTTGTTGAATGGATGAAAAAGAAAGGTATTAGTGAACCCAAGCAACGTCATATTATTAATATGGTTCAAGAACACCCCGGAGGACTAGATGCTATTTTTTATCTTATAAAAGAAATAAGAAATATGAAAGATGCATACGATGCCGCTATTAAACAACAGCCTCGCAGAGAAATATGGGATACTAACGGAGAAGGTCATGTTAGATATCCACAGAAACATCATAAATTTGGAAAAATTAAACTTGTTCCAACTACATGGGTGCCGGCAGGAAATTAATTATGAAACTAAGAGAATTTTTTACAACAGAGGCAAGTCTAGCATTAGGAAAACTTGGTGCTCGATCTGTTGACGATGTTGCAAAAGCCGGAGACGATATTGCCAAGGCCGCTCCTGCTACTCAAAGTCTTGGACAAAGAGTAGGAGCAAAAATAAGTGCAGGTGTTAAGGCGCAGGCAAAAGAAAAAGAAAAAGAATCTGACCAAGAAGTTGCTATTATATTTGGTCGTTTTAATCCGCCACATGTTGGACACAAAGGCGCATGGATTGCCGCGTCGCAAAGCCCTACGTGGTATGTGGGAACAAATCAAGCAACTATTGGCCCTACAGACCCGCTGCCTTTTGATGTTAAAGTTGAATGTATGAAAGCTATATGGGGCGGGGTTGAGGGTCACGTGGTCAGTGAACAGACATGGTGGACTTTAGCTACTTACGTGTACAAAAAGCACGGTCCTGTAAAATTATACATTGTTACTGACGAAAAAGACAAATTGGTTTATGTTCCAGGTATACAAAAAGAAAACGGTAAAGAAGGAAGACACGGATATTATAACTTTAAAGAGATTGAATGGCGTAAAGCTGACAGAGTTAGTTCAGCTACTGACTTACGAGCCGCAGTCTTAGAAGGTAATAGAAAAAAATTCACGCAAGCCGCAGGTGTTAGCAGTGAAACTCCAGTAATGGGAGAACCATTCTTTGACCTTGTGGCAAAATATCTCTTACCTTATAAAGATCAAATACTAGCTTCGATGGCTAGAAAAGCTGCCAAGGCTGCTAAAACAGCAAAGAACGAAGAGGCAGCAGGTGTTGGTACTATCACAAAACAAAATACCACTGCTGATGTTAATGCATCAACTCCATATAAAAATTTAAAAGCATTTGGTCTTGTCAAAGAAGCATTTGACGAGATTGAAGATGCTATTATGTCTGAAGCTAAACAGGCAAAGTTAACTAAGAGACAGCATAAGCCAACTAGAGGTATGCACTTAGTCACTGACGGTGATAGATGGAACAGCGATTATACCATGTATCGACTTGGTATGGCCGTTGCAGGAACAGACGGTACTAACGATCCAGAAATTGATCAATCTAGTTGGATTGGTAAATGGAAATCAACACATCCGTATACTGATGCAGAATCCCAAATGCTTAAAAAAGCATATAAGGCAGTGGGTGCTAAACATAAAGATTTAAACCGCGGTGATAACCGAAGTCAAGAATTAGACAGTACAAATAAAACTAGTCCAGTTCCAAAGCGTAAAAAAAATAAGTATGGTGTATAATGTCAGAATTAGAAGATATTAAACGACTAGCAGGCATTAACGAGTTTAAGGGATATTTAAAATACGATCCTGTTGATCCATACGGCGGTAGTAATATTAGCCTCACTGGCAATGAAAAAGGTGAGCTACAGAAAAAACATAATATAAAACCTGGTACACCAGAATGGTTTCAACTTTGGTTTAGTTTACCTAAACTTACAGGAGAAAAACCAATTGGACCTGGAATAAGGAAATGACATGAAAGCATTTGAAATTTTACAAGAAAATATGACAGAAATGTACGGACGTAGAAGAAGCAGTTATTATAACCCTATGGATTATGAGCGTGATCAACAACGTCAAATGGACTACGACAAGCGAGAGTTTAAACGTCAAGAGCTACAACACGAATTAGGCCACGAAGACGATCCAAACTTTGAACGCAATTTCCGTCAACAACAAATTGACAGAGATCGCGGACCTTGGTACTTAAAGATTAACGGTAAAATTTTAAAGAGCAAAGGCGAGCCTAAATCCTTTGACTGGAAACGCGGTGCTAATAACTACGCCCTTGCTATTCTTAAAAATAAACCAGAATTACAGGGCAAAATTTTTCTAACGAAAAAATCAGAAGATGATGTTGCTGAAACAGCTTCAGCTGGCACAACTTCTGCGGGCAATATGTCAGTAGGCGCAGTATACCCTAACGATAGCCCTAAAATGCAAAAACCTACAGATAACGCACTAGATGGCGATAATCTAATGACCGGCGGAAGCATCAAACGCTAAATATAAGACTACGGAGTTTTTTACCATGCACGATATGAACGAACCACAATCAGCTATGCCAGCAGACCACGAAGGCGCAATGGCTAAAGCTGATTTATACAAATTAGCCAATTACAGCTATAAACTGTTTAAAATGCTAGATGGCAACCAGCAGTTAGAAGGCTGGGTTCAAGCCAAAATTACCAAGGCTGCAGATTACATTGCCAGCGTATATCACTATCTAGAATATGAAATGAAATTTACAGAGTATGGTGAAAAACTAGAAAATAGTGATGTATACTCAGAAGAACAAAAAGCTGAATTAAAGAACAAACTCTTAGAAGCCAAAGAAACTATCAAGAAGCTTAAAATGAAACAAGCTGAAAAGATGACTAAGAAATCTGTTAAAGAAGAAAAGTCATCAACTGGTGGTGAAATTGATCGTTCTAAGAAAGGTGTTACTCGTCACAAACAAAATCCAGATCGTTTCTCAGATGAGCCACATACAGAGCCAGCTAGTCAGGCTAAGTCAAAATCAGCTGCCGAAAAAGCAGGTGACAAAGTCGCTGACAAAGCAGAAGAAAAACAAGGCAAGGCTTGGGAAAAACGTTTTGGTAAAGGTTCTGTAACTCGTGTAAAAGATGGTAAGAAAGTCAGTGAAGCTAAATTAGATCCAGTTGGCAAAGAAGATGATGACATCAACAATGATGGTAAGAAAGATAAGACTGACAGCTACCTAAAGAAGAGACGTACTGCTGTATCAAAAGCAGTAAGTAAGAAAACTAACGAGAGCCTAAAAGGCGGTCAAGCTAAATTAGATGCTAATAAGAACGGTAAGTTAGATGGCGATGATTTTGCTAAACTACGTGCTAAGAAAGACAAAGTTAAAGAAGCATCCGATGAAAAATGCAACCACTCACCAAAAGGTAAAAAATGTCCAGTGCATGGTCTAAAAGAGTGTGGCGGTATGTATGAATCAGAAGTAGTTTCAGAAAAGGCTGTTAGCAAAGCACAACAAAAATTTATGGGCATGGTACACGCCGCTAAGAAAGGCGAGAAGCCAGCCAGCAAAGAAGTTGCTAAGGCTGCTAAGGGTATGAAAGACAAAGACGCCAAAGACTTTGCCGGCACCAAGCACAAAGGTCTTCCTGAGAAAAAAGCCAAGGTTAAAGAAGCAATTGCCAAAGCTAAATTAAAGTTAGAAACTGCTGCCTCAACTGCACCTGCAACTAAGAAAAAGGCAGCACCTACTACTGTTCCTCAGAACGATGACGGTGCAACAGCTCCACCACCAAAAGGTAAAGATGGACAGTATCCAGTAATTACATCTGGTCCTAACAAAGGCAAGCGTTGGAGTCAGGAGGCACCTGGGCCAACAAATCCAGCAATGAAAGAAAGTCAGGATCTATCAAATTTAAAAATGTTAGCAGGACTATAAAATGGACATGAAGAAAATTCTACAGGCCTTAGACGGTGCTTCAGAGAAGCCTGTAGAAGGTTCTAATGACATGAAAAAATTTTTACAGGTAGTTACAGAAGGTAAGAACACAAAAACCAATCGTCTTTCACAGGCTGAAAATATTGTGTACATGAATACACCAAAGCCTACGCCTGTTAAACTAGATGAAACGCCTAGTTTGTTTAAAACATATTTAAAACTAGTTGAAGAAGAAGATATTAATCAAATTGATAATTTAAAAAACAAACTTGACGAGCATCTTCAAGAAGTTAAAAGCCAACAACCTCCAAAGCCGCGTAACCCTGTGGCTAAAAATGCCAATGCCGCAATAGGAGGTGGTGCCGCAGGAGCACATAAGGACAAAAAGAAAGCTCAAAAACAGGGTGAAGTTAAACATAAAAACAAAGCAATGGACATGGCTGAAAGCGATGTTCCTTTACAAAAATCTAAAAACGGGCTTGGTGATTTTGCACCATACGATTTAAACAAACCCGAATATCAAAAAATGCGTAGTGATTGGGAAGCAAAAAAGAAACAAAAATCTACACCCCCTGAACAAGGCGCAAAACCAGCGACACCTATAACATCTACTAAAAAAAATGTAGAGGAAGAAAAAGTTAAAGGTGTAGATGGCAAGGCCTGCTGGAAAGGTAAGCGTTATGCTGGTAAGGTTAAAAAAGCAGACGGAACTTACAAAGATAAGTGTGTACCAGTAAATGAAGGCGACGAGTAATGGACGAGTTAAAGCAATCAATGAAAACTGCTATGGCTAGCAGTTTTGCCTTTTATATGAAAGCGCATTACTTTCACTTTAATGTTGAAGGACCAATGTTCTTACAATATCACGATTTGTTTGGTAAAATATACGAAGAAGTGTATGGCAGCATTGATCAGTTTGGAGAAGAGCTACGTGCTCTAGGTTCTTATGCTCCCATGAGTCTTGGGCGATTTCAAGAGCTAACTGTAATTGAAGAACCACAGGGTGTTGTGCCTGCGGCTCAAATGATAACCGAGCTTATGGATGATAACACAAAAATTATAGAATTATTAGCACAAGTGTTTGATCTAGCAGATTCAGCAAACGAACAAGGCCTAGCAGATTTTATTGCAGGACGTTTAGATTCTCATAAGAAACATGCATGGATGTTAAGAGCTAGTAGCAAAGGATAACATAAAATGGATATTAGAAGTATCATTAATAAATTAGAACAAATTACTGAAGCAACATTAACTTTGCAGTCAGTTCAAGCAGTAGAAAAACAGGCAATGGATGCCGCTGCCGCAAAAAAGAAAGCAGGCGGTATGGGAGCATTCCTAACGTTAGATCCACGCACAGCTGGCAACGATGCACTGGCCGCATTGGCTGCTAAGAACGGACTTCCTGGACTAATGAACAGCCAAGGCGAGTTTGTTATTGCTCAAGGTGATGCTGATTTCCATTCTAAACCAAACAGTCCAAGAACTGCTCCACCTAACAGAGATGATACTCTTGCTCTACAGAAAGCAGGTTTAATTCCTAATAATGCACAGGGTCCTGCTGGATTAACAGACTTCCTAAGTGGCGGTAAGGCCAGTCAAGAATTTCAAACCAGCAAGGGAGATTCTGCTAAAGTTAACGCACAGAATGTCAGTAATGAATTTATTAAAAAACGTGTAGGTCAATTAAAACAGTTAACAGCAAAGATTAGATCCAAGGACAGCGGACAATCTGGTGCACCTGGCCAATCTGGAAGACCAAATGCTGGAGCTTCTTCTAATCCAACAGCAGGAAAGCCTGCTCAACCTAAGGGCTGGGATAAGTCAGGATTAACTAAAGAATCACTACACCTTTCTTTAAGTAAAATTGTTAAAGAAGAATTTGGTTACGAACTCAGCGAGAAAGTAACCCTAGGAACAGGACCAACTGTACAAAAACCAATTGGCAACGGTATGACCATTGCTGTAGGCAAGTTTCAAAATGAAGTTGCCTTAATGAGAAAGATTATGGCAGAGTTAGCAGACATTGACGACCCAGAAGTTATTGCGGCTCTTCAAGATGCTCAGGCTGCATTAGACGAGTTAGCCGGTGCAGGTACAGCACAGAGTTTTCCAGTACAAGATCAGCCAAAGATAACATCAACAGATACTGATAAAGAAAAAGATCGTGCTAGAATGAAGGAACTTGTAACCATAACTAAAAAACCACCTGTTGCGTCAGACAGTGATCTAGAAGAAACAGCACCAACTTCTTTAAGCGAAAGCATGAGTCGTATTAGAGAAAAGTTACTGTTAATTGAAGCAGGTGTTCCGGCAGTTCGTGGCGGAGTTCCAGCACCAAGACCCGGAGGTGCTGTTGTACCTAAACCAGGTGGTGGCGGAGCAGCCGATGATATAACTGATGTACCTTGGAGAGATATTCCAACAAGACCTACACCGGGCCAAATAGCTCAAAAAGTTGGAGCGGCTACTATTCCTCCAGCAATTGGTGCGGCTGTTATAGGTTCTCAGGGTGACAAGGATAAACCTACAGACGATGGATCATATAATCGCGCAGAAAAGGCAAGACTTGATAGACAGGGTAATCCTACACAGGCAGGAAGACCTACCGCTAGTGCAGGTAGTGCAACTACTGGAGGAGCGGATGGTCCAACTGGTCAGGCTCTTGCTAAATTAGGTGTAACTAAACAAAATAGGCTTGATCAAGCGTTTGTTGATAAGGCACTAGGTGCAGGCAAATACAAAGCAGGTACTGCCGCTTCTAATCTAGCACTACTGGCCCATTTTAAACAACAAGCAGGCAACGCGGCAGCAGATGGTGTTGGACAATCAGGTCCTGGTAAACCAGCTGATGCGGCTAAACCAGCTGATGCGGCTAAACCAGCTGATGCGGCTAAACCAGCTGATGCGCCAGCAAGAACTGCTTCTAAAGCAAATCTAACTAGATATTACGCAGACGAAATGGCTGAAATGGAAAAACTAATTACCAAATATGCCAACGATCCAGATATGGCTGATGATGTAAAAGCTACACAGGCTCAATTAGATGCTCTTAAGGCCACTGCAAAATAAACTGTTCAACTAACTAAAATGGCAGATTGACTCTGCCATTTTTTTTGACCTTGCTATTGACTTTACAACATAACTATTATATAATCACAGACAAGGAGATCTATTATGTCAGGACGTTCATACGGTGCAGAAGAAAAAGCCAAATTAGAAAGACTAATTGCAGAAGGAAGCACAGTTCTTAGAGAAATTGAAGATTTACAAGAAGGGTTGAAAGATACTGTAAAAGCAGTAGCAGAAGAACTACAAGTTAAGCCGAGTGTTATTAATAAAGCAATTAAAATCGCTCACAAAGGTGATTGGGCCGCTTACAATGAAGATTGGGAAGAAATTGAAGCCATCTTAGATATTACTAAGAGGATTTAATGAATAGTTTTATTTTAAATAGCTATAATTGGGCAAAGCAGGATTTTAACGAGTGGCCTTTAAGATTTGTTCTTGAAATCACTGCTTGGTTCATGAGTATTATATGTGCAATATGGATGGGGTTAACTCTACCTAATCCTCCATTTCTCATTTTGTATCCATTATTCATTACCCAATGTGCAATTTTTGCATGGGCGGCATGGACACGCAAAAGTACAGGAATGGTTGCTAATTATCTGTTGCTAGTCACTATTGATGTAATTGCCATTACTAGATTGATAATTAGTACATAACAGTAAGGTTTAGTCAGCCACAAGTGACAAGTTTGGTATTTGCAAGCCGTAAATTGCATAGGAGATAAAAATTTGAGTTACGTTGACGCATGGTTCAACAGAGATGAAGACATCATCAAAATTGTTGAACGAAATAAAAAAGGTGAGCGGGAATATAAAGAGCATCCTGTTAAACACACCTTCTACTACAAAGATCCAAAGGGAAAACAGACATCTATATACGGTGATCCAGTTACTCGAGTAGTTTGTAAAAACACCAAAGACTTCCACAAAGAACTAAAAATCAACAGTCATAAAGAAATTTATGAAGCTGACATTAATCCAATATTTGTCTGTCTAAGTGAACACTATCTAAATCAAGACGCACCAAAACTTAATGTTGCTTTCTTTGATATTGAGGTAGACTTTGATCCAGAACGCGGCTATGCAAGCCCGGACGATGCGTTCATGCCTATCACTGCTATTGCTGTACACTTACAATGGTTAGATACGTTAATCTGCCTTGCAGTTCCTCCAAAGACTCTTACTATGGAACAAGCACAGGAGCAGATCAAAGACTTTCCTAATACTATTCTGTTTAAAACAGAAGCAGAACTACTTAATACATTTTTAACTCTTATTGAAGATGCTGATATCCTTAGTGGATGGAACAGTGAGGGCTTTGACGTTCCCTATACCGTTAACCGTGTTGCTAAAGTATTAAGCAAAGATGATACACGTAGATTCTGTCTGTGGAATCAATATCCTAAAAAGCGTGAATACGAAAAGTTTGGTAGAGAAAGTGTTACATTTGATTTTATTGGTCGTGTACATTTAGACAGTTTAGAGCTGTATCGAAAATATACCTATGAAGAGCGTCATAGTTATAGACTAGACGCCATTGCCGAATACGAATTAAACGAAAGAAAGACACCGTATGAAGGCAGTCTTGATCAATTATACAATCATGATTTTAAAACATTCATTGAATATAACAGACAAGACTGTGCGCTATTAGACAAACTAGATAAAAAACTTAAATTTTTAGATCTTGCCAATACACTGGCTCATGAAAACACAGTACTGCTACAAACAACTATGGGTGCTGTGGCCGTTACTGAACAGGCTATTATTAACGAAGCACATCGTAGAAACATGGTTGTTCCTAACAGACCAAAAATGAGCGAAAGAGAAAACGAGCAGGCCGCTGGTGCGTATGTTGCCTATCCTAAAGAAGGGTTACAAGACTGGGTTGGTTCATTAGATATTAACTCACTGTATCCTTCAGCAATTCGTGCCCTTAACATGGGTCCAGAGACAATTATTGGACAGCTACGTCCAACAATGACTAAAGAATTTATCGAAAGTCAAATGGCCAAGGGCAAATCATTTGCTGCCGCTTGGGAAGGTGTATTTGGTTCGCTAGAATATACTGCAATAATGAATCAAGAAATTGGAACAGAAATTGCCATAGACTGGGAAGACGGATCTAACGATGTGCTAAGTGCCGCAGAAGTATACAAGTTAATCTTTGACAGTAACCAACCTTGGATGATTTCAGCCAATGGTACTATCTTTACATATGAAAAAGAAGGAATCATTCCTGGACTGTTAAAGCGGTGGTATGCTGAACGTAAAGAGATGCAGGCCAAACTTAAAGAATGTATCAAAGCAGGTAATAAAGTAGAAGAAGAGTACTGGGACAAACGACAGTTGGTTAAAAAGATTAACCTAAATAGTTTGTACGGTGCTATTCTTAACCCCGGTTGTCGTTTCTTTGACAATAGAATTGGTCAAAGTACTACACTAACTGGTCGTAGCATTGCCAAACACATGGCTAGTAAAGTAAACGAAATCATTGCTGGCGAATATAATCACGTTGGACGAGCTATTATCTACGGTGACACTGACAGTTGTTATTTTACTGCTTACTCAACACTTAAACAGGATATTGAAAAAGGATCTATCCCTTGGACTAAAGAAACTGTTGTTGGTCTATATGATCAAATAGGTGAAGAAGTTAACACAACGTTTCCTCAGTTTATGTTAGATGCATTCCACGTACCTAAGACCCGTGGCGAAGTTATCAAAGCAGGTCGTGAAATTGTTGGATCAAAGGCCTTGTTCATTACTAAAAAGCGATATGCTGTTCTTTATTATGATAAAGAAGGCAAACGTACAGATGTAGAAGGTAAGCCGGGCAAGATCAAGGCCATGGGTTTAGATCTCAAGCGCAGTGACACTCCAGAATTCATTCAAGACTTTTTAAGTGATGTACTTGAACGTGTGCTAACTGGATCTAGCGAACAAGAAGTACTAGACTACATTAGCGAATTTAGAATTAAATTTAAAGGACGTCCCGGTTGGGAAAAAGGTAGTCCTAAACGTGCTAACAACATTACCGAGTATCAGGCCAAAGAAGCCAAACAAGGTAAGGCAAATATGCCAGGACACGTTCGTGCTAGTATTAACTGGAATACTCTCAAACGTATGTTTGGAGACAAATACTCAATGAACATTACAGACGGTGCTAAAGTAATTGTCTGTAAACTTAAACCTAATCCGTTAGGATTTACATCAGTAGCATATCCAGTTGACGAATTAAGACTGCCACAATGGTTTAAAGACCTGCCATTTGATCATGCAGAAATGGAGCAGACTATTATTGATAACAAGTTAGATAACTTAATTGGTGTTCTTAACTGGGACATTACCAGTACAGAAGAAAAGAATACATTTAACAGTCTTTTTGAGTTTTGATATGAAATTAATAATTGCAGGATACGGATTTGTAGGTAAAGCGGTTGTGTCTGCCTTTAAGAGCAAACATGATCTTGTTATTATAGATCCAAAAGTAAACGATTTAAAGATTAGCGATCACACAGATGCCGATGGAATTATTATTTGTGTATCTACTCCTAATACTGATCGGGGGTTTTGTGACCCTAAAAATATTATTGATGTATTAGACCAAGTGCCTGTATTCATGCCGGCACTGATAAAAAGTACAGTAAGTCCAGGTGCAGTAACAGCTATAGAAGAATTGTTTTCAGACCACAGTCTAGTATTCAGTCCAGAGTTCTTAAAAGCTAGAACAGCCAATCAAGATTTTCTCAATCAAAAATATGTAATACTTGGCGGAGAAGATCCTGAATGTTTTTGGCAAGAATTATTTTTAACGTCATTACCAAACTGTAAAATTGCTCTTCAATGTACTAGTACAGAAGCTATGATGGTAAAATACTCTATAAACAGTTTTCTAGCTTTAAAAACTGGTTTCTTTAATCAACTATACGATGTGTGCCAGAAAGCAAACATGGATTTTGAAACTGTAAGACATTTAATCAGTCAGGACCCTCGCATAGGTGGCGATCATACTATGGTTCCAGGTCCCGATGGTGATCGTGGGTGGGGTGGACATTGTTTCCCTAAAGACACATCAGCATTTTTGTACTGGACTGATCAAATTGGAGAAGCCGTTACTATTTTAAAAACGGCTATAGAGTACAACAAAAAAGTTAGAAAAACTCTTGACTTTTAATAAAAACCTAAATATAATCAACAAACATGGAGACTCATATGAAAGATATTTTACAAGACCTAGTTGCTCATACACATAGCCTAGGATTTTTACCCCTAGTTAAAATTACAGGATCCGATTCAGATACAGTTATTGAATCAATGGCTGAAGATCGATCAGTTGTTGTAAACGGAAAAACACATACTGTGGTTCCTGACTTTGAAGGAACGTTTGGAATGCCTAATCTTGATAAGTTAAGCATCCATCTAAAATGTCCAGAATACAAAGAAGATGCAACTATCAACGTCACTAGACAGAATAGAAATGGAGAAGAGATTCCTACAGGCATACATTTTGAAAATAAAAGTGCTGACTTTGTCAACGATTATCGCTTTATGAATAGCGAAATTATTAACGAAAAACTAAAGACCGTTAAGTTCAAAGGTGCTAAGTGGGATATTGAATTCCAACCAAGTGTTGCAAGTATTCAACGTCTAAAGTTTCAAGCACAGGCTCATACTGAAGAACCCGTATTCCAAGTCACCACTAAAGATGACAACCTAGTGTTTAGTTTTGGTGATGCTAGTACACACGCAGGATCTTTTACTTTTCACGCAGGCGTAACTGGTAAACTAAAACAAACATGGAGTTGGCCAGTAAACGCTGTCATGAGTATTCTTAATCTCGATGGCGATAAGACCATGCGTATTGCTGACGTTGGTGCTTTACAGATTACAGTTGACAGCGGTATGGCTGAATACAACTATACATTACCTGCACAGAGCAAGTAATCATGACTGATGTTCAAATTGTATCTGCTTGCCTAGCATTCTTAGTACTATGCGGTATTGTCTATAATCATACAGGTTGGAAAAACATTAAAGAATGTTATGGCATGTGGTTTACACGAGAGTATTGGACTAACTATAATACTGTGGAATTTTTAAGTTGGGCGGCAAAAGCTATTATCATTATTCCTGGTCTAATATTTGGTATTCAACTTTGGTGGTTATACTTTTTAACTTTGTTTACTAGTCTAACACTTATTTGGGCTAGCAATAAAAAATTGCTACCTACTCTTGTAGGATTTAACACTATATGGGTTTGGATTAGTTGCATGGTATTAGCAAAAAACCTAGTATAATGAAAAAACTTTTAAATTTTTTATTTGGTAACGGTATTAACTTTGATCAATATATCGAAGGAAAGTATGCTCACGAATACTGCGAGGATACTATTAGAAAAGAAATACAAGAAACTTATAATAAAAAATATAAGCCTGAACCAAATCCGTTTTCCCATCCAGAAAATTATGACCCTGTTAACCCCCCTAAAGGTTGGGCTTACGATCCCTATTACGAATTTTGGATAAAATTAGATGAATAAAAACTTAACCGCTAGCCAAAAAGACTACGCAATATTTTTACCTGCAACTAGCGGTTTCTATGCTACATTTATAGGTAAACAACGCCACGGCAATTATGTAGATCCTGCCCGTATTCCTGCATCGTTTACCAATGGTGTTGAAAGTCTTAATTACCTAGAACCAGAGAAAGGTCTATTCTACTATAACTGGTGTTTGTACTCAGCAGGACATGCAAATTTAGATCTAAACAAAGTTGATCATAGTGAGGACATGTTCCGCAATAGAGATCGCTCAACAAGTTGGGTCTTAGGAGACTCGGGTGGCTTCCAAATTGGTAAAGGTGTATGGGAAGCCGACTGGAAAGATCCCAACTGTCCTAAAGCACAAAAGAAACGTAGTCAAGTGTTAACTTGGATGGATAGTCTCATGGACTATGGTATGATTCTTGATATCCCTGCTTGGGTAGCCCGTAGTCCTGCAGGTCAAAAGGCAACAGGTATTACCACCTATGCAGAAGCAGTTCAAGGTACATACATCAACAACGACTATTTTATCAAGAACCGTAATGGTAACTGTAAGTTCTTAAACGTCTTACAAGGTGAAAATCACACAGATGCAGAAGATTGGTATCAGCGTATGAAACACTACTGCGATCCTAAAAAATTCCCTAACGAACATTTCAACGGTTGGGGAATGGGTGGTCAAAACATGTGCGACATACACCTTGTATTAAAGCGTTTAGTTGCTCTAAGGTTTGATGGTCTATTAGAAAAAGGCAAACAAGATTGGATGCACTTTTTAGGAACTAGTAAATTAGAGTGGGCTACTCTTCTTACAGACATTCAAAGAGCCGTAAGGAAATATCATAATGAAAACTTCACCATATCGTTTGATTGTGCGAGTCCATTCCTCGCAACCGCAAACGGCCAAATCTACATCCAGACCGAGACAGCGGATAGAACGAAATGGGTCTACAGAATGGTCCCTTCCGCAGATGACAAGCGATATGCCAGAGATAACCGGTTATTCAAAGATGTCGTCATTCAAGACGGAATATTCAAAAATTTTGAATCCAGCCCAATCATTGACCAAGTTGAAATAAAAGATGTTTGTATCTATGCTCCTGGAGA